GATATTAAACAACAAGGTTTCATTCGGCAGATGCACAATGAGATACTGATAATCATCCTCGACCCGAGGTTCTAGCACACTGCTGGACAACTGCGCGTCGGTATACTGACCGATCACCTTATCGACTTCCCGTGAAGATATTTTGAGGGCTGAACCGACACTGATAACATGGATACCGACGGCTTCTTCCTTGCGGCTGCCCATCACATAATATTTATCCAGTATTTCACATTTGCAAAACGTGCCGACGATGCCCAGCTTTAAGGCGCGTGTCGGCAATCGCTGAAATAAGAATTCGGTGTTCGCCGGATTAATCACAAAATATTCACAAGAGTATCGACCAAAGACCAGCACTTTATTATCCGATGTTTTCGCCACCCCATTAGTGATGTCAGGCATGAATTCAGCGGTCGCAAATTTTAACGGGTTGATCGCCGTCTCATCGGCTAAATCAGTATGATAAATAAACTCACCGTCGGTCAGAAAATACACGTTATCAATCCACACACCATCGATCGGATTGCCAAGATTAGAGTCCGTGATTTCATTTAAACCATTAGCCGGATTATATAACCACATACGGCCATTTGTAATAATCGCCTGGGTATTAAACGAGTTCGGTAGGCTAACGGTTTCAGTGCCGCCAATGTCACCCAATTCACTAACGAATCCTGCCGCTGTGACACTAATGAATTTTCCGTTCGAGACGCGATAGTGATCTAAAAAGCGTTCATTCCATAAGCCGCCACGGTCAATGCCGACCGTCGTCGCGTATTGCGTTAAGCCGGGTTGCTGTAACATGTAGCCATCGGCATTCAATATTTTACGCACCACACCCGACATATTGACCGGTAGATAATCCCGGTAGTCAGTCTCGACCCCGACCTTGTCGCCTTTTAATAGTGTAATGATGGACGTGGCCATTAAAGTGAACTCACCAGTGAATCAAGATAGTTATTTTCAATCAGGGTGATGGTGTACAACATCCGCACTTGCACATTGTTATTAATCGCCTGTGCGAAAAATTTAATATCACTGAATTCATTAACGGCTACCAGCTTCGGATCAAACACCACATCATGTACATTGCTGTTGGTGATGACAAAACCCTCAGAGGATACAAACACATCGTTTTGTCGTCGTGTGCCGAAATGCAATATAAAATCATCATTGGGCCCGCCCGCAATAACGACCTGATCGATAAACCCGGTAAAGCCTTTGGGCACCGTAAAAAACGTGGCGCTGGATGCGGTTGTGCCCGCCGTGATCTGCGCTTGCGTTAAGGCCCCGCCGGTATTATCACTGATCGTAATATTGCCGTCAGCGGTCGTATTGGGATCACTGGCCCCCGGCTTTTGCCCCACAATCGAATGAACACGCACCCAGACAATATTCGTGGTGACACTGGTCAAGCCGTTCAAGACAATGATTTCAGTGGTTAAGTTATAGTTAAAATCAAGCCCCGTAATAATCACTTCTGTTATGCCGGTGCCGCCTGGCGCATCCTGTGCACTGGTGGAGACCAGTACCAATTGCTGACCCGTATTCATGTAGGTGAGTCGCCCGCCGACATTCCAGACATCTTCAATATTGGGGGTATCAATGTCCGGGTTTGAGCCCGTCAATGTGAAGGCCTTCACTTTATCCGATAACTTGCTTTTGACAACGTGCGGGGCGAAGTAATGATCCAGTACCCCGAGATTTCTCACTGCGTTTGCTCTGTCCATTTTATAATCCTAGTGGTTCACACCGAGGCCAATAACGAATTAAAATAATCGTCGCGAATCGCCATGATGGTGTATTGCACCTTAATATGTGCATTTGCGGACGATGATAACGCCACGGCTTTAACATCCGATTTGCCCGGCAAGCGGCCTAAAAAAGGGTTAAACGGTAAATCCGCCGTATTCCCGGCGGCAATATCAATTGACACGGCAGTAACAAAAATATTGCCCTGGCGTCGCACCATAAAATCAATCGTAAAATCGCCTAACAATCCGACCTGACTGGATGCATTACCTTGGGTTACCACGCCCTGATAGCCATTCGGGACGGTGCGGGATGAATTGCTGGATATCGTTTCACCGGGCATAATAACTTGTTGCACTGTGGCCCCGGCGCTGGCGGTAAACGTCCCGACAAAGGTGGTATTCGGATCAGGATCATCACTGTTCACCGCGAATATTTGTTGTACCCGGATATAACTGTTGACCGTGTCCACACTGGAAAGACCGTTAAGCTCTAAAAATTCACTGACCGGATCATAGTTAGCATCCAGGCCATCGATAAAAATAGTTTTAATGCCGGTGCCGCCTGGCGCATCTTGTGCGCTGGTGGAGACGCACGTTATCATTAAGGCGGTGGTGAGATAGGTATAAAATCCGCCGTTCATCCAGACATCTTCGCGGGTGCCGCTGGTTACATTAGGATTATGACCGCCGACCGGATACACTTTGACCTTTTGATCAACGGGGCCATTATCCGAAAAAATAGCACGGGCAAGATAACCATCCAGTACACCGAGATTGCGTATTGCGTCATTGCGTGACATGACGAAAAATTCCTTATCTTGAATTAATTAATTCACACCGAAATCAATGTCGCGAATCTCAATCCGCCCGGTGTCGGTGGTGATAGTGATGACAACCAATTGACGAATACCGGATGTGGCCGCGCTGACCGCCGTGACCCGGTAGCTGACGATATCGTCGGTATTCGAACTGGCCCCCAACAAAAGCCCGGCTGAAGCGGTGATAATAAAGGAAGCGATAATTTCCCCCGCCAGATACGCCTTAAATGATTCATCAAAATCATTTACCCCACCGACCACCATATTGTTCGTGCTGCAGTCCGGCGGTGGCAGATCAATCGGTCGGTTGAAGCGGTGCCAGCGGTTATACCGCAGCGTGTTACCGGATCCGCGTGGCATGCGCCGTGGCGGCTGCACTTGTCGCAAGTTGTCATGCGCCGTCTGACCGGCGGCGAACGAATAGGAACCACTAGCCAACCCCATTAACTGCGGCGGCACCACTTTGTTAAAATCAGGTATCAACCGTACGGCCAGGTTTGTTTCCATGAACTCATTAAAGGCCAGCTTCACGCCGGTTTGATCGTCCGGGTCAGGCGCATCGGTAAAGTTATAACCGACACAAATATTATCCAGCTCAAACTGTGCCATCATGCCTTCGAGTCGTTCCAGCGCAATGGCCGTTTCTTCTGCCCCCGGTGACACGGTTAAGCCTGATATGCGCAACCGGGAATACATGCCGTTAATGATGTCTGCTTTTTTGCTCATGGCGACGGTCTGCCTTATGCGTTATATTCGCGAATTTCAATAATCAGATTTTCAATTTTTTTGTTGTGCCAATTTTTAATGCCGATTGATTTGGCCATCGCCCGAAATGCGGCTTCGTCCATTTCAGGTACGGGTTCAGACACCAGCTCAGGTTCATTTACTGACACGTCATGCGGTGTCTCGATGTCTTTTTCAGACCGACACCAGCCATTGCCCAGGGCATCACTTAATTCAGATGGATGAAAGTTTTTAAGCTCACACACCACCCCGCGTACCGTGTGGCTGTTACCTTGTCGGTAAAGTTGCAATGCCATTAAAAACCTCCAATGTGTTAATAGTAAAAAGGCCTCCGAAGAGGCCTTGTGAAAAGAAATATCAGAAAGTGACGAATGAACCGTTTGCCGATGGGTTCTTGTTCGTCAGCCCGTACCAGGTAAAGATTCTGAACCGCACATTCAAGGTGGCGATGTTGCCATCGTAAATCATGTACATGTTCAGCCCGTTACCCAGAGAATGCGGGATCACTTTCATGCCATCGAATTCCGCTAACAATTCCATTGGCACATCGCCGCCGGTGACTTCGATTGAATCCATGTCCCAGAAAATATTGCTTTTGGCAGAGGCATCGATGTTCAAGCGTTCCATGACCGCCCCGTTCGTGATCTGCGTATCGATGTTGGCATAGGCTTTTTCCAACACGGACAAAGCGGCATCATCGAGTGCAATCGGTTTCGGATAGACCGTGACTGAGGTACCGTTCGGGATACTCACGATACTGAAGGTCATCGCCTGGCCGGATGGATTTTTGTCCGCCAACCCAATTGACTGTACATCAACGGCCCCGTTAGTAAACTTGACCTTATCACCGACGTTATAGCCCGCCGAAGCCACTACCGCGATCGGGCCAGAGGTACGGTAATCGACGTTCGTGACCACTAATGTGGTGGCATCGACTGAACCGCCTTCGGGCTTTTCACTGACCGCTGCGGTGGTAGTAGTCGCGGGATCAGCGCCGCCGATAAGATTTTGCAGGTATGAGCCGGTATAGATATCAAACTCCGCCACATTGCCGCCGATCTGCCCTTTTTTCCAGGTGTCTTCGGGTCGGCCCTGAACCGTTGCGCGTGCGGCCAAATCTTTCGCATACTTCAACGTATCACGATCATTCAACACCATGTACCGCGAGTCAGCCGATGTCTGTCGCTCATTCAATAGAGCTTGCGCTTCGGCCACGGCATCAAAACCGCTGGTCGCATTGGTGCGATAAAACAAAGAGCCGGTGTTGGCCACCAGTGCAGCGATGCCTTTGTTCAGCTCAGTCGCCTGGCGCATGCCGGATTGTTTGCCGCGACGTTCCCAGAATGATTTATCACGCATGTTATCAATGCGCTGTTCAACAAAATCATTTTTGGGTGTACCGAGAATGGCGGGATAAGTTTCTTCAATGATGCCGGTCTCCGACCCCGAGATATCAAAGCCCTCGATGATCGGCGCATGTTGCTGAACCGGACGCCAGACCACATTGCCCGCGTTTTGACTGTCCCCAGAATCGGGTTTAAATACAGTGGTCATATCGGCCAACTGCATCTGATGTTCATAAGATTCGACGATCGACTCGAAATAGACTTCGGCGATCTTACCGGTAGATAATGCCATGATGTTTTCCTCTCGTTACCATTTGAGTAATGGCAGAGAGACCACTCACCACTCTGCCGTTTTAATGCCCGCCTTTTTAGCCGCCAGTTTTAACTTGAACGCCTCAGATCCCTTTCCGTTTTTATGCGCCGCATCGTATTTTTTCTTTAATGCGGCACCGGATGGATCGGCGTTCTTGTCCCCGCTGGCGTTTGGCGCTGGGGTGGGCGCGTTGCTTGTTC